TCCTCTTTTATCATCATTGATAATACAGAGGCTGGGGATTTTAATAAGATGCATGCAGATAAAATCAAAGCTACATCCAGATTAGTAAGTAAGCCTGTAAGAAATAAGATTGGTAGGAAATGGATACAGGACCAAATCAAGCTGAAATCTCTAGGGGAATCTAAAATCACAATTCATAACGAGCCATTATCATTAGGCCAAGAATTAGCATACAAGATGTTATTAGAAACAATATCTCAGGAAGAGCTTGACAACTTCATAATAGAAAATGCAGTAGGTGGGTCGGAAGTAGATGATGGACCTACAACTTGGTTTAACAATTTAGACCACTATAAGTCTGAAGCGAATGCTATGGCTGATCGATTGGGAATGCAGGTAATAAATTATATAATGGATGATGGGGATTTCAAAAGCTTCCAGGATCCATATTCATCTAATGCAGTTTCATACTTTCCAGCCGGAGTCCCAGGTGAGGACTCACCAACAAATCCAACAGACTATAAGTCAACAAAAGCTTTCTCGGCATGGAAAAAATTAATCAAAAAAATAGCTGGCAAACTTGGAACCAAATTTCTGACATTCAAAGATGTTGAGATACCTAAGAAAGATCAAGATGGTGATAAGATTGAAGAGCCTAACAAAGTAGATAAGAATCCATTGAAAGAAGGTGTTAATGATAAATACATATTCAAAGCTATATTCTTAGCAGGTGGTCCAGGCTCAGGAAAATCAACTGTAATTAATAAGCTATTCAACGACCCATCTTCCAAACAAATAAAAAGTTTGACCTCAACAGGTCTTAAGGTTGTTAATCTAGACCAAGCACTAGAGTACCTAAAAAAGAAGCATAACATCCCTGCAAATTCTGATGATATGACAGACGCAGAAAGAAGTACAGATGGTAAGCTAATGGGAAGATCTGTTAAGATTGCCAAGAAGCAATTGGAAAATTATCTAAGTGGTAAGCTTGGTATTATCATAGATGGAACTGGTGCATCGTCAAATGTTCTTTTAGGAAAAAAGAGTAGTATCGAGGCTTTGGGTTATGATACCTATATGATCTATGTCAATACAACTCTAGAGACTGCTTTAGAACGAAATGCAAATAGACCTGAACGCAAATTACTAGATAAGGTAGTAGAAAGAGTCTGGCAAAAGGTCCATGATAATCTAAATACTTTTAGTAGTGCCTTTGGGTCGAACTTCGTGAAAGTAGAGGCTGATGGAAACATGTTAGATAAATTACCTTCAGGAACTAAATCTTCAGTGATGAAGTTTTTAAATAAGCCTGTAAAAAATAAAGAAGCCCTTAAGTGGATTAAAAAAAGTAAAGAGTTATAATGGATAAAAAGGGAATACAAAGAATGAGGAACATCGTATCTGGGAATTACTCAGATAAGACTAAGATCTCAACGGGATATGGCAAAAGTAGAATAGTCAGATCCGAAGGTGATGTCTGGGAAGACAAAGGTAAAACTTGGACAATTAAAAATGGTATCCGACAAACTATAACTAAGTTAGATGCAGCTCGAGAAGCCATAAAGGTTCCTATGGAATGTCCTAAGTGTGGAGATCCAAGAATGCAACACCATGCTTACAAAGCTATGTATAAAAAATATGGTATGTGTCTGAATTGTGTTATGAAGTTGGAAAAGGAATTAAGAGCCTCCGGTAAATATGAAGAGTTTACAAAGGACTTGGCAAAGTCTGATAATGAAGCTTGGATAAAAGATAAAACTGAAGAATATTATGATTGGCTTTCCACTAAAGATAGTGAGTCATATATAACTGAAGCTGGTGACATCGAAGATTGGTCAGGTGGCAAATCTAAAGAAGTATTAAAAACTGAATTCGACACGAAAGTCGAAGAATTAAAGAAGAATTGGAATGGCGACACAGAAACAAGTCCTTGAAGGTCTATGCGTTGAAATAGCTAAACTTAAAAAGGATATGCCTAATGGTAATATCCTTAAAATAGAGCAATCTCTTATTGAAATGCATGATAATCAAAAAGAGATGAAAAAGGATATAAAGGCTATGCAGAAGAGGTTATTCAATCCCGATTCAGGCCTGATAGTAGAGACAAATAAAAACACTGAGTTTAGGGTTATGTGCGAACCTGAAAGACAGCAATTGATAGACCAGTTTAAAGGTGTCCTCCGTTGGAAGAGAGTTATCGAATGGGGTATAGGTGTTGTATTTGTAGCTATAATCGGTGCTGTTATAAAAATATTAATGGGTTAATAAAAATAGGAATATGTTATGAAAAAAGTGTTTAAAATCATATTGATAATCGGGGCTTCAATAGCTGCTGTTATTGGAATGATATTTGCAAGTGGTAAGAAATCTGCCGCTAAAAAGAAATTCAAAGAAGACCTTAAGAAGTCTAAAGAAGAAGTCAAGGCTATTAAAGCCAAGACTCAAAAAGTAGAAGCTGAAAAGAAAGTAACAAAAGAAAAACTTTCGCTAGAGAAAGCTAAAACAAAAAAAGTAAAATCAAAAAGGAAGTCTACAAAGAAAGCCAAAGCTACTGCAAAGAATTTTAAGGCTAAGTATAAGTCTAAGAAAAAATGAGATATATATTAGCTTTATTCATAGGTATATGGTCATTGAACATGTCGGCTCAAGATACAACCAAAGTACCTCAGGCTGAATTAGATGCTATAATTGAGGCTATGGATATTTTAGTAGAACAAGATTCTATAAACAACTTGCTAATTCTCCAGCTGGAATCAGAAGTGAGATTGTTTGAAACTATTATTAAGCAAGACAGCTTGGTTCTAAACTATAATAAAGAGGAAATAGCTCTGTTGGAAAGTCAAATTCAATTATATAGTGATAGACTTAAACATGTAGATAAGTGGTATGATAAAAGGCCATTTGGCATCATAATAGGAGTTGCTGGAACCATTGGTCTTATTCATGTTATAGGGTATACTTTACCCGAGTAAGTATATATTTATATATAGGTTATGGCGAAGAAGACAATCAAACAAATCATTGCTGATGAGTATCAGTTATGTGCAAAGGATCCAATCCACTTTATGCGGAAGTACTGCTATATCCAGCATCCGACAAAAGGCAAGATTCTTTTCAATCTATTTGAGTTCCAAGAACGATCCTTAGTAGCATTAAAAGAAAATGATTATAATATCATTCTCAAATCCCGCCAATTAGGTATCTCAACCCTCACTGCCGGATATGCTTTATGGTCTATGACCTTTAATCATGATTTCAATACATTAGTTATTGCAACAAAGCAAGAGGTAGCAAAGAACCTAGTAACCAAAGTTAGGGTAATGCACCACTACCTTCCTTCATGGTTAAAAAATATAGCATCTGAAGATAACAAGCTATCATTGAGATTTGAAAATGGTTCTCAAATAAAGGCAATATCTTCAGGAGGCGATGCCGGTAGATCTGAAGCCCTATCTTTATTGGTAATAGACGAAGCTGCATTTATTGATAGAATAGATGAAATCTGGGCATCATCACAACAAACCCTAGCAACTGGTGGTAAGGCTATTGTACTTTCAACACCAAACGGAACAGGTAACTTTTTCCATAAGCAATGGGTGAAAGCAGAAACCGGGGAAAATAAATTTAACCCTATTAGGCTACACTGGTCGGTGCATCCAGAAAGACACCAGCTCTGGAGAAATGAGCAAGACGCACTTCTAGGTGTTAAACATGCTGCTCAGGAATGTGACTGCGACTTTATCACATCAGGAAATTCTGTTATCACCGGAGAACTCCTAGAGTGGTATAAAGAAAACATGGCTCTCCCTCCTATTGAAACTAGAGGAGTCGCAGAAGAATTTCAAATGTGGGAAAGACCCGATTATACTAAAAGCTATATTGTAGTAGCTGACGTAGCTCGTGGTGATGGAAGTGACTTCTCAACATTTCATATCATGGACGTAGAGTCAGTCACCCAGGTGGCAGAATATAAAGGCCAAATCAGTACTAAAGAATTTGGCAATATGCTGGTTAATGTTGCTACTGAATATAATGAAGCTCTATTGATAATTGAGAATGATAATGTAGGATGGGCAGCAATACAGCCGGCAATTGATCGGGGATATAAGAATTTATATTACACTTATAAGCATGAAGGGGTATTTGATGCAGCAACCCAGTTATCTAAAGGGTATGACCTAAAGGATAAGGCCCAAATGACTCCCGGCTTCTCAACTACGTCTAGAACTAGACCACTCCTAATATCAAAACTTGATATTTATTTTAGAGAGAAAGCTTGCACGGTTAGATCTTCCAGACTACTGGAAGAATTATTCGTGTTTATATGGAATGGCTCTAGAGCAGAAGCCCAACGTGGGTATAATGATGATCTTGTAATGGCATTTGCCATCGGGTTATTTGTTAGAGATTCTGCATTAAAGCTTAGAAATGAAGGTATTGAATTAAATAGGAGTGCTATGGCTCATATAGGGAAAACTGGTTTCTACAGTAATTCCACAGGACCTGGCCCAAATACTTGGAAACAAAATATCGCCGGTAAAGATGAAGATCTTACCTGGCTACTATAAAAGGAATTCAAATGAACGACAAGTCATTTTTTGGTAGACTAAGAACCTTATTCTCCACCGCAACAATCATTCGCAAGTCCGGAAACGGTCTCAAGGTAGTAGACGTAAATAAAATCCAGGCAGGGTCTGACCTTGCTTCTAATAAGTTGGTCGATCGATTCAATAGATTATATCAATCTCAAAACCATGAAGGAAGAGGCCTCCAAAACAATTACCATGCTCTCAGAATGCAATTGTTTACCGACTATGAACTCATGGACGAAGATTCGATAATCTCATCAGCTTTAGATATCTATGCCGACGAATCAACATTAAAGAATGAGTATGGTTCTATTTTGAATATTAATAGTAAAAATTCAGAAGTAGAAAAGATATTGCATAACCTATTTTATGATGTGCTGAATATTGAATTCAATTTGTGGCCTTGGGTTAGAAATATGTGTAAATATGGGGACTTCTATCTTAAGCTAGATATTACAGAAAAATACGGTGTTACTAATGTACATCCCATATCAACCTATGAAATGGTTCGAATCGAAAATGAAGATCCTTTAAACCCAGAAGAAGTTAAATTTGTTCACGATCCAACGATGGCAGGAGCCTCGCAATATGGTGGCAGCACTAGAAAGGACCAAGATGAATATGGTAATTATGAAATCGCCCATTTTAGGTTATTGAGTGATGCTAATTTCATACCTTATGGTAAGTCTATGATAGAAGGAGCTCGTAAGAATTGGAAACAACTAACTCTTATGGAGGATGCAATGATGATTCATAGAATTATGAGAGCCCCTGAGAAAAGGGTGTTTAAAATCGATATTGGAAATATCCCTCCTGCAGAAGTAGATGCATACATGAAGAAGGTTATTGATAGTATGAAGAAAACTCCATACGTTGATCCAAAGACTGGTCAATATAATTTAGAATTCAACATGCAGAACATGATGGAGGATTTCTTCCTACCAGTGAGGGGAGGACAATCTGGTACTGAGATTGATTCCCTATCCGGTATGGACTTCGGTGGCATAGATGATATTGAATATTTGAGGAACAGGATGTTTGCAGCATTGAAAATACCTAAAGCATTCTTGGGATATGATGAGAACCTAGGAGAGAAAGCAACACTAGCTGCCGAGGATGTTAGATTTGCAAGAACAATTGAAAGGGTTCAAAAAATAGTGGTTTCAGAATTAACAAAAATAGCAATTGTACACTTATACTCCCAGGGATACACAGATGCAGATTTAGTTGACTTTTCATTAGAATTGTCTAATCCATCAACAATTGCTGAACAGGAGAAACTAGAATTATGGTCTTCGAAGGTAGACCTAGCAGACTCTTTGAAGGATAATAAAATGCTATCAGAAGATTGGGTCTATGAAAATATATTTGGTCTGAATAACGATGATGCTGAAAAAGAACGTGATGGTGTGATTGAAGACGTGAAACAAGCGTTTAGAAAGTCTCAAATAGAGATGGAGGGCAACGACCCAGTACAATCTAAAGAATCATTAGGAACCCCTCATGCATTAGCGACTATTGATGCAGATGCAGCGGATGGTCCTCCTGCAGGCGGTCCTCCTAAAACCGATGAAGAATTCGGTGCAGAAGGTGGTCAACCTAAGAAAGCTCCTAAATATGGGTCATCACAAGCCTCCGCAAGAGGTCGAGATCCCTTAGGAAAAGAGACTCGATCTGTTAATAGAGAAAATTTTATCAAATCATTAGCAAATAAAAAACTGAAGCCATCTAAATCCAAGGATCTGCTCAGCGAAAATAATATAATGGATGATAACTCTTTATAAAATATATAGATATTTATTATTAATGCATCGTAACTCATTGAAGAATCAATATGAATAAAATAAAACACTCGAAATTTAAAAATACAGGCGTATTGTTTGAGTTACTGGTAAGACAGATAACGAACGACACTATAAGTGGGCTAGATAAGTCACCTGCAGTGAATATTGTTAAGAAATTCTTCAGCGGACATTCTACATTAAAAAAGGAATTGAATTTCTACCAGATGCTTAAGACTGAGGCCATGTCTTCCGAGGCAAAAGCTAATAAGTTTGTAGATATTATTCTTACCGAGCATCGAAGCTTGAGCCCATCAAAGCTCAGATCTGAAAAATACAATTTAATCAGGGAAATAAAAGCCCATTATGATTTAGACCGGTTTTTTTCAACAAAAATATCTGACTACAAAGTCAATGCCTCGATATATAACTTATTCGAGATGAATTTTCTTAAAAAGAAATCTCCATTAGCAATAATGAATTCAAGAAATACCTTGGTCGAGCATATTTTCAATTCAAAAACTAAAGCTCGGAATACCAATAAGCTATTCGAGACTTACAAAACCGAACCAGAAGATGTAAGACTTTTGACCTATAATATTCTTCTTGAGAAGTTCAATACTAAATATAATGGATTAAATTCAGACCAGAAAGCTTTGTTGAAAAATTACATTAATAATGTTTCTAATACTGGAAAGCTAAAGGAGCACATCCAATCAGCTACTACTAAGATTGCAAAATCTTTAAGGTCTAATTTGCCTAAGGTTGGTGATAAAATAATCAAGGTAAAGCTTCAAGAGGTTATAGTCCAGCTATTAGCTATTAATGAATCCAAAACTATCAAGGATGCACAGGTGCTATCTATAATGAGAGCCCATGAATTAGCCAAGGAGTTACATGATGTCGTTAAATAGTAAACTAGAAGAACTAATCAAAGACATTATGAAAGAGACCAATGCCACTGGTGAGGGCGAAGCTTATGACACCCCATATGCATTTGGGGAACTCGATGATGAAGATGTTGAAAAGAGTGGATATGAAAAAGTCGAAGAGTCTACATTCGTCAAAGCTTCGAAAATTATGTTAGGTGAAACATCATATCGTGCATACAAAAAAGACGAAACAGCTTCTCCAAAACAGAAAGTAAACAGAGCTATCAGAGAAATAAATGGTAAGCTTAAAGATATTGATCGCATCCTTAGTCATAATATAAAGCTTAAGACGGAAACGGGCGTAGACAAGGGAAAGTATTGGAAAAGTACCAGAAAGACCTTATATCGCATAGCAGAGAGAATGTCTGGCATATCAGAAAAGCTTAGGAAATTCTGATGGGAAAGTATAAGTCTAAAATATTAAATGAGGAGCTAACCTCAGAAGAAGTTTTAAAAATAAGAACCCTAATTAGAAAGGAGGTTGCAAAGATCTTCTTTGATTTATATCGCAAAAAGTCAACATGGAGTAACTAATGGCTAAAGAATTACTGGTTGATTATAATATATTTAAAATATCACCACAAATGATTAATGAGTCCGAAGCCAAGAATGGCGGAAGGGTAATTGTAAAAGGCCTGCTCCAAAGAGCCGGTGCTGAAAATCAAAATGGCAGAGTATACCCCCGTGAGATTTTAGAAAGAGAAGCTAATAAATATTCTGAAACTTTCATAAATCAAAATAGAGCCCTAGGGGAATTAGACCATCCTGATTCACAGGTAGTCAACTTGGCTAACGTTTC